CCGTGTAGGAATCGAACCCACGACTGCAAGGTTGGAACTTGTCATGTTGCCACTACACCAACGGCCTAAAACAAAAAGAGGGTCAAAACCCTCTATAAAAATTATTCCATTCTGCCAACTATATTTATCGTCAATCCAGTAAGCTCTCCAGTTTTCCAATCAATACAGTAACTAGTTACTCCGTCTAACAACTTTCCGTTTAATACGATTCGTCCATTCTCAGTCGAAAATTCATTCAACCGTCGACGATTTTTCTTTTTCAGATAGCGTGGTTTATACCTCATTATCTATCCTCCAAACTTATCAAATATACTAGTTTTCTTTTCTTCTACTTGTGGTACATACAACTTCATGCGACTGTCCACGGTCAAACCAAGTTGTGATGCTGCCCGTGTTAAGTTGGTAGTCGCACGCTCTAAACTGTATAGCATTTTATTCGGTAAAACCTTACCACTGCTTGTTTCATATACGTATCCCTCTTTCTGCAATCCACGAGATATTTCTTTGTAGACAGCATACCACGTACAATATGTTTCTAAAACCGCCCTGTCTAGGTTTCTGAGGGGTAGCTTTCGTAAATCATTGATGACTCGTTTATATTCAGCTTTTGCAATTGCGTCAAAATGTTTTGGTGGTGTTATCTGCAATGCGTCTAAACCATCTGAAGCCTTCTCTTGAATGGTTTTTCTGGCAATCTTTTCTTCCTTTGTCAAATGACTTTTAGTTGCCTCGACTATCTTCATTTTTCGCCCCAAAGTTGACACCTCCTTTCACATTTTTTACTTTTTTATGCAGTTTCAAGATTTCAAAAACGGAAAATATCGTACAGAAGAGGGCAGCGTCCTAGTAAAACGAACGAATATACCCCCGTATTTTTAAAGTGGGGGTTAAATCCGAACATTAACACCCCATCATGCGTAAAATATTAACCCTTTACCTTGTAAACCATACACTTAAAATGTTACATAACTTTATTTATCTAGTAGATTATTACGTTCAAGAATTGCTCTTCTATCATTACATCTCTTGCAAGAAGCTTTCAAATTGCTTCTATCCAATCTCTTAGACCAATCACGCTTGATAGAAATGTAGTGATCCGTCATCGTAGCTTCATCACCACAATATTCACACACATAATTATTTTCTAACAATACAATCTTAGATGTTTCTATCCAGACTTTTGAATTGTAGAAGGCTTTAACCTCTCTATCATACTTCCATCGATTGCGGTTAAACTCTCTATACTCATCTTGTCTTGAACCGTAGTCAGTCAGTACACGCTTGCCACGTTGCATAGATAGTTTCTGTGGTCTCATTCCCCCAAATCCTCCGTCATAAAAAAGAGACCAACAAAAGAAACGCTGGTCGATTACTAATTAAAAACATAAGGAGATACAGAAAAATGTCTGGTACTTTAACGCTACTTGTTCCTCTTGTCAGTCTCTTAACAATAACATAATAATACTTTCTAAGTATCATTTGTTAACATTAGTATCATTTATTTTCAAATGCTCAATAGCTTTATCCCTCGCACGTTGTACTGTAGCATGAGAGCAGTTAAGCACCCTACGGGCTTCTAGCCACGTATAGTTATTCACGTACAATAATCTAAGCACGATATTCTCGAAGGGGTCTTCTAATTCCTCTATGGCCTTGATTATCACATCCCGTTCTTCTAGTAGGTGTTTAATTTCCTCACGTAGCTTTTCGATGGCATCAATGATTTTGATATTTAAATCTTCAGTGCTGTTCCCATTCTTACTTCCTTTTGGCTCGTCTGTATAAACTTGACCTTTAGGACTTGCATCTTTTAAATCTAAAATCTCTTGTCGTTTGGATTTGATTTTAATTTCAATATATTTTAGTCTGTTTAATCTACCCGATATATTCACCCTATCACCTCCTCACAATGTGTCCAGTAGTTGTTGTTGTAATCTAATTCTCTTGTATTGCTTGCGTAACTTGTATGTCGGATCACGCATTATTTCTTCGCTGTGTCTGTTGAAAAACTCTTCAATCATTCGCTCATGGTTTCCGTTACTCACTTGCTTAATCTTCAAAAGATTATACAAGATAGCTGGCTCAATGTATCCTTCGAACTGCAACACGATAGCAACCGATGGAATTTTATTCTTTCTCTTGGAGGCATAAAATTGATTTTCTGCATAGTCTGGACACTTACATTTAAACCAGTTCGCTAGCCGTCCTTTCTCTTCTTTAACTCGCATTGCCTCTTTGTAAAAAAGCTCTAGCGCTTCACTTTCCATTTTTCATATCCCTCTCTTAAAATCAAGTGCGCCAAGGGCTTGTGGCACACTAATTTATTTTTGAATTATCATGATTTTATATACTTTTGATTTATGAATTAAGAGAGACATCTCCTTTCGTTTATATTAGCCCTTTAAATCCTGCAGCAGTTTTACCCAACTACAGGATAAGCGCACGGTCAGACGCCTAGTGATGATAGAAACATATTTAGAAAGATACTCCTTTTTTGTTTTTAGTTTGACCGTTCAAGTGCGAGTGTTAAGGATAAAACCAAAGTTTAGTTATTGGTCTTCTCGCACTGTATGACCTTGCAACCTTTGGCAATCGCAAGGCCTTGTCTTTCTGCCACTTCAAGACTGATATTCTATTTGTATAAAAATGAAAGACTTTCCTTTTTATTTATTTTTTTGTGGCATATGACCATAGAGGGGTGCGCACCCTCTACAGTCCAGATAGCTCCTCAATTTGTCTATCTAATTCTTTTATCTTGCGTCGCAACCACTCACGGTTAGCAGTGGCATTATTCTTTCCGACTGTCTCGCATAATTCATGGTATGCTTCTTTATCTTCTAGCTTCCGTTGGTATTTGTTGCGTGCTGTGATTAGTTCTTCCAGGTTCATTCTTCACTTCCTAACTTAGTGCCTAATAAATCTGGATTCTCCCAAATATTCCCGATAACTTCGACTTTGAAGAGGTATGGACTGAATAAGTCGAACAGAGGGGTTTCAGGCACTTCATACTTCAAATTTACTTCCT